AAAGCCATCCCTGAAAGCTTCTCCGAAGATCTGGCTTGCTTCGTCACCGATACTCTCCATCGGCTTCGTAAGCTGCTTCTCCGCTTCGTCTGCAACTCCTTGGTAGTACGTAATCCACGGTGCTAGGTTGAACTGTTGCGGGAGCTTCGTGTTCGCTGTCTCCCACTCCTCCATCGCACCCTTAAGGTCGATAATGATTGGCTTAAGTTCGATGCCAGCACCACGAGCCTTCGCCATGCTTTGAGCAGCAGCAAGCATCGCATCAGCATACTGCTTCGTAGTAATCTCGCCCGACTTCTTTGCTTCGGTAAGTAACTTAACGGTTTCAGCATACTCCTTCTCTGCAACCGCCAACGGAAGTAACTTGTCGAGAAGTCCCTGTAGCTGCTCCTTCTTCTTCTTAACCGCATCCGTACTACGCTCAGTTGCCTTCGCAGCTTCCTCCTCTGCCTTCTTCGTCTTCGGAAGCTGCTGCGAATAAGTACCTATCGATTCCTTCAAGTACTGTAAACGCTGAGCTAGCTGCTGATACTTCGCAGATGAATGATCCGTAACTTTCATCTGCGCTTCGACCTTCTCGATTTCAAGTGTACGGAACTTGATTACGTTCTCGAGTGCGTGGGCTGTTAGCTTAAGCTCCGCAGTCTCAATCTTCGCTCCTCCACGGAGAGTCTCGAAAGTAAGAGCGAGTGCATCAGCAGCAACACCAAGCTTCTCGAACGGGACGAGCGCTCGTACTGCTTCGTTGATAAAGAGCCCCATGCTTTCCTTGGCTTCACCAACGTGCTCTCCGAGAATACGGAACTGTCCCGAGAGGGTACGACCCATTGCTTCCGCAACGCCGCCGACTTTCTTCTCGAGGATTCCGAGCAAGTAGCTCTGCGCCTCTACGAGCTTGTTCTCCGACATGAGTTCTTTGATGTGCTCCTTCTGCTGCTGCGTGAGGAGCACACCAGCCCTACGAAGAGCCATCATTCCACGCTGAGGATCTTCCAGTGCGCGCCCTAAGATCCTCATCGCACCAGAGACATCGGTACCCATCACTGCTGCGAGATCGGTAGCGTCCTTCGTTGCGCGTTCGAAGATCTCGCCTTGTATCGAGGTGAACGTCAAGAGTACTGCTTGACCGCGCTTCATTGCTTCGTCACTGTAGCCCGTGAGCATTTGTAGTGACGTGTCGAGCTCAGCGATCGACATGCTGGTCTGTCCAGCAACGCCGCCGGTTGCACGTAGCATTGCTTCGATCTTCGCCGTTGCGTCCTCTGCTTCCATCGCAATCGCAGAGAACTCTCTCATAGTTCCGATTAGTTTAGTGATTACTAGCGCACCGACAACTGCCGTAGCAATGCCACGTAACTGTCCGGTCATTCCTGAGATGGAGTTCGATGCTTCGTCGGTTTGCGTCTTGAGCTGATCGTTTCCTTTTGAGAATTCGTCAAGCTGACCGATACTCTTCGCCATGTTCTCGGTATACTCGTTAAGATCAGCACGTAACCTTACGAGCAGTTCTTGAAGTACCATTTCGTCAGCCATCAAACACCGCCTTTAGTAACTTAACGGTTGCCATCTGGTCTTCGAGAGACTGTCTCTTCACGAGAGTAAGGCCACTCCCGAAAAAGTCCGAGACTCGCCAAGGACGTTTATCCTTCCGTGGAAGCAGTCCCTGTGCGATCAGCATAGCGATCAGTCCGACACGCGTATCCTTGTACTTCTGATGCAGTTGATACTGACGAGAAAGCCCAGCCCACTCGCGTGGGCTGAGCTCGCAGAATTCCTTCTCGCTGATGCCAAACTCGATTCTCGAAAGAGCAGCTAGCTCTCGCCAGAAGTCGGGGGAGGAACGAAAGGGATCGGTGGCGTATCCATACCCTTTCCTTCCCCGACAGTAGGTGTCGGCATTGACTTCTGCCATAGTGCGAGAATCGCTTGCATCGCCTCAATACTAAAGCTCGGAGGCAGCATCGAACCGAGAGTCTCTTCGGTCAGCTCCGGGTTGTCGTGCTTTAAGGTCGCATAGAGAATGTGGAGCACGTCAGAGATCGTGAGCTCGCCCCACATATTCTTCCCGAAGAGAAGGTTGCGACCTGTAAGCTGTTCGATCAACGCCACGGCTCCCATATCTAAGCGCATGGTACGTGGCTTTCCGTCGATCGTTATCGTTTGCGTCGGTATTAGTTTCACCTCGGTCATAGCTACCTCCTCCTATGAAGACCTGTTCGTACTACGTTACGGCGTGGTGATCGGTTCGCCGGTTGGCTTCAGTGTGAACGAGCCGGTGAAGATACCGTCCTTGGCGCCCTCTACACTCACATCGGTTACGTAAGCATAGAAGTTCCAGAGGACCGTCGCGCCGTTTGGGTGAAGGATCTTGTACTTCCTGTTGAGGATGTTCTTGGCAACGTAGATCAGCCCCGTGAGGCCGTCCTGCGTTGGATCTCCCTTCAGGAAGTTGCAATCGACCTTTACGTCCTTCAGCGTCTTTAAGGTCGCTTTGACTTCCTCCCATCCTCCCGGAGACTGCAGGTGCGTTGCATCTGCAGTCTTGATTGAGAACCCGACACCGCCGATCCCTGTCACTTCAGCGACGGACGCATACGTTCCCGGGGTAGCGCCATCGTGGAGCTGGACCGTCAGTCCGAGTACAGTTTCAGCAGCAGTTGCCGGCATAGTAAGTCCTCCTGTTCTGCCGTTCGCTTACCCTGTTACGGCAAACGAATTACGGCAAGCTTGATGTCCGCATGCTCCACGTCGATCCAGACGTAGCCATCCGCCTGTCGGAAGGCCTCCGAAGTGAAGGGACCGAATACAGCAAACTCGCTTGCTCCCATCGAGTAGGCAGGGATGCTCCCTGTCCTACCGAGCTCGTCTGCCTTCCCCGCGATCGTTACCGTCTTTGCGGCGACGTTGACGTTCTGCACGAGTAGCAGTTCCTTGCCCGTGTGCACGAAGCGGTTTCCGTTTGTGAGATCGGAAACCGCATACGCGAAGTCCGCAGCGTTCGCCACAGGGCTCATCAGCTGCGGAGTCGTGAGTACAACTGGTGTCAGTACCGTTCTGTCCGCCATTGTCCTGCCTCCTTATGCGGCGTAGTGTACTTCACTTTACATGCTTTGAAACGTGAGCTTCAATTACTTCCTTGTCGAACGAACCGAAGAAGCACTTACGGCAGCGGTAGTAGAGCTTGCTACTCCATGTCGTTGTGTCGAAGCCAGCCCGCCCTTCCACGAGAGCAGCAGCTTCCGGCGATACCTTCTTCACCTTCGGCTTTTCCTGCTCCTGCTCCTGCACCTTTTCAGGCTCCTTCGGTTTCTCCTCCATCTGAGGAGCACGAACCGTTTGCTGCTTTCCTTCCGGCATAGTCACCTCCTATGTTTCGTTGTACCGGATCTCGAAGTCAACTGGGACGTGAAAGAGTGAGTACTCCGGTGAGTAAAGATCGTTACTTCCGCGATAGAGAACAGCACCTACATTTACGTCCCCGAAGACCTTCAAGTATCCTGTGAGCTGCTTACGGAGTAGATTCGCAAGCTGCTTTGCTGAGCCATACGAACTCCCCCAGCAGCTCACTTGAATCCGTGGATGGCGGTGCTTCGATTCGCCCTTCAAAGTCATTTCGGACGGATCAGAGATTGTCTGGTACGTGAGTGCTGGAAGAAGACAATCTCCCGGCAGGGACATCGGGAAGATGCGATTCCCTATCAATGACGTGATCTCTGGCGAGGAGAGTACGTATGCGGACAGTCCCTCTTCGATCGTCATTTCCCACTCGCTCTCTTTCGGATCAGCACCCTCATCACGTCCGCCATCTCGTTTACTGCTTCTTCCCTCTTGTTATCGAATCCCGGTCGTAAGTATGGGTGTGCAGGAGTACTTGCTTCCCGTGTGAAAGCATGTACCGTATGCACTACGCCAGTTTTCGATGTACGTGTATGCTCTTTCACCTCTTCCGTTCCTACGAAACCGAATTCCTGTCTGGCAGCATAAGGTACTTCGGCGAGGCTGACACCTATCTTGATGCTGGCGACCGTATCACTCTCCCACTCCGGCTCTCCCTCGTGAATCGAGCGTCTTAGGGTACCGGTCTTCACCGGGGCATGGAGCTTGGCTTCTGCTACGATAGGCAGTGCAGCGGCCTTCAGCGCTGTCTCTATCATCTCTTTGGGCAGATCACTGCCCAGTGCCTCGAGTTTTCGCTTGAGGTCGGACAAGCCTATCAGCTCAACTCCGATTGCTTTGCTCACATCTCCACCACTTTCACTGAGAGTACAGTCACGTGCCAGCTTGAGTCATGGCGCACCTGAAGTATCTCATACGCTACGTCATTCACGATAGCCCGCATCCTCTCCGTTACGAACGAGTAGTACCCGTTCAACGCAATGCGATGCGAACCGACGATAGGTGCTGCGAAGGGCAGCATCCTTACGCCACCTTCAACCGGCGAGACGCGACACGGTATCGGCAAGCGACCGGGAACGGTCTGCCAAGTGTTAGTAGGTGCGTGGAAGCTATCGTAGCCCGCAATGCGCTCTTCGATGAGGCAGGTCTCGTTGAAAAACGCTTTCAGGTGCTCCATCAAGTTAGGTCGGATTAACAAGCTCATGCGAGATTCCTCAGCCAGTCATTGACGATTACTTCCCTCCCTGAGAAGTCGTCAACGACCATTTCAGCAACGTCGAATCCTGTACCGCCCGACTCGGAGTCTGCTTGTGCGCGAAGCTCCTTTGCCTGCTTCATGAGTGCATCGGCAACGGCAGGCCCGTTGGTACTTAAGTCGAGAAGCTTTATGACCTTCGACACCATAGTCTCGTTAGTAGCAAGCGTCTCGAGTGCGAGAGCTATTGCTTTCTTCAGCAGCCCTCCCTCCCATGTGTAGAAGGCGGCATACTCTTCGTCAGTGAAGAGTGTATCAGCGAGATTCGTATCCCTTATCCGGAGACGCATCTTGCCTACCGTTGTCGCAAGGTCATAGGTTGCAGTCATCGTCCTTTACTCCTCGGGCAGCACCTCGAGCACCTCACGTATCAGCTCGAGATGCTGCTCAATTCGTCGCGCTACGCACCCGTTCCGTTGGATGCCATCGTTGCCTTCGGCGACAAGCGCGTGCCGCCGATTATGTGCATTCCCTTGTACTGAATCGTGTTGCTCTCGAAGTCACCCATCGTAGGATCGACTCCGCCACCCACGCGCATCATGTTCGGCATCTTCTGATACAGCGAGGGCTGCTCGTATCCACGGAGGAAAGTGACCTCGAGTGCTGGACGCCCAACGCTCGGGTTGGCGAACAAGAACCAGCTCGTGTCGCCCCTGGTACCGGTCGTGACGACGATCGGAATGTAAGGATCGATACTCAGGCGAGTACGGTTCCTCATCCAGTTCGCGACGTGGAGCTGCTGATTACCGGTCGCACCTGCCTCTGCGCCGACGAGCCACAGCTCGGTTGCGTTGAGTACGTTCTGTGCCGGAATCTCGAGGGCGGGACATACAACGAGTTCAACGGTCTCGATCACGATCGGCTCGTTGTTCGCGTCCTTCATCTTTCCGAGCATGCTGAAAGCCAGCTGCAGGGCTGCGATGGAGAACACCGGGTTACTCGTGATGATATTCCCGTTGCCACCCGTGTACAATGAAGCATGCGGACCGTTTGTATCGCAGTACAAGTTCGTCGCGAACTTGGACTCTGTACGGCGCGCACCGCGTGCGAGCCTCTGCGGAAGGTCGCGGAGAGCATCGAGATCGTCGTTGATGAGCATACGCCAGTTGATCCCGAAGCCCTTCTCGTAGACCTCCACCGAGGTCAGGTAACCCGTCTCTGCGAGGTCGTTCGCTTCCTTGTGCTCTTCCATTTCGGCCTTGGCGTAGGAAGGATAGTAACTTCCTTCCAGCCCGTCAAGGGCGATCCGGCGAGCCTGCCGGAAGTCGCGAACGGTTCCGCGCTTACAGAAGTTCGGCCACACTGCGGGCCACTCCTGGTAGTTGGCGAGCATCTGCCGGTCGAGAATGTCGCCGAAGAGAATTGGGAAGTCGCTCGTGGACATCGCCTCTTGCAAACGAGACACCGGCAATTTCCCTTCGAGTACACGAGCATAGAAGTCCGCGACCTCGGTGAGGCGTTCGATGTAGTCAGATGCATGCTGAATACTTCTCAGCCTAACACCTGCGTCCTTGAACGCCTCTTGGATGGCACGGTCCTCCGTGTGAATGATCTCCTTGAACTCCCTGAATGCTACGGCCATGTAGAACCTCCTTGTCGCTTGCTCGTTCGTTACTGCGTTTGACTACTACGTGAGGTCGTTCCAGATGACAACGAGCTGATTGTTCGTTTCGTCGGTGCCTGCTGCCTTCGTAAGTACGCCAGCTCCGACTACGTACTCCGATGTGCGATCAGCAACTGACGCAATTGCAGCAGCAGTTGTGAACGAGAGGACTGATACCAACTCGTCGCCCACTACGATTCCTGCGATGTTGACGTTTGTAGCAGCGGCAGTTCCAGCTGCCAGAGTCAGCTTCGAGAAGCCTCCAGCAAGCTTAACCTTGGTGACAGCCGCGGCAGCGATCTTTGCTGTCTCAACTGCGCTATTCGCAAGATTCGCCGCACCGACCGTACCAGCGCCCAATGTACCGGAACCCGGCGACGGAACGTGGAGCACCGTGATCGTTGTCGTCGCACCAGCCAGCACCGTGCCGAGTGCAAAGCCGAAGAAGTAACCGCTCGACTTCTTGCTGAGCTTCGGTGTATCAGCATCCACGTAGAAGATCGTATCCCATAGTGCTACGGCACTGTTTCCGGATCCGTCAACTCCCTTTACTGACAAACTCCATGCTGCCGGCCCGAAATCGACAACGGTTTCGGTAGCCGCAAGCCCGGACATCGTCTCACCTTCATCGGTGAGAGCGACGCCCGTCATGAAGCCGCAACGGACTGGATCGCCACTGACAGGCGCTGCAGGAGAATCGCACACGACCTTCTGCGTCCAGCCCGGCTTCAGTATTCTGTTCTTAGCCATGATGTAGCCTCCTTGTTTCGGTACACTTCTCCGTGAACTTCTCTACCGTCTACCGCCCCTCTGCGGCGATCTTGGCGGCCTTCTCGTTGAGACCAAGTCGCTGCATTGACTCCTGCAGCTTCTTGACCGACTCAGCAGGCGCTACCGACTCTTCCTTCTTTGCGGCTCCGAATCCCGCGACGGGATCCTTGCCCGTGATGGTAGTTAGGTAGTCGACCTCTGACTTGATACGTGCCTCGACCAACGTCTTCAAGGCGTCCTTGTCCAGCGCTCCGTCCTTGGAAGGTACAGAGGTGCTGAACGCTTCACGGATACGGGCCTTCGCAGCATCGGGGAGCTTGGTCTTATCGACCAGCTCATTCACGATTCCGCCGGCCTCGCGGAGAACCGTTGCTTCTTTGAGCTTGGCGAGCTCGGCATCCTTGGCCTTACTCTCCGTCTCAAGCTTCTTGTGGCTCTCCTGTAGCTTCTCCAACTCTTCGACTGTCATGTCAACCTCCCTTTCGTTGAGGTTCACTGCACTACCCTTTGCTGATTCCATATACTTTGCGCCACGCTGCATACTACGCCAGTTCTCCGAATCCTGCTTGTGTGCTCCAGCTTTCACTAGATGATGCTTTTGCTGATAGCTTCCTTTCGGAGCAAGCTTAGCTGCGTTAGCGTGTACCTCCGATGCTTTCGCGAATGCTTGTGCAGCCGCACCGAAAGCTTTCGGTACGTCAGGACCTTCGTGTCCGTCGTCAGCATCGTCAGCTTTTCCTTCAGCTTCAGAAGCAAGATCATCTGCCCTACGAGCTGTCGAAGCAGCATGAGCATACGTATCTTGCCCTTTCGCTTCCTTCCCTCCCGCCTCGCCCTTCTCTGAACCTCCTCCGCCTCCTCCGTACTGATTCCCGCGAAACTCATGCCCAGGGACATCGCCTTCCTTCAGACTCGGTCTAAAGGATTCGAAGAATTCGATGACCTTCCCACCGGCACCGTAACGAAGACTACCACGTTCGCTCTTCGAACCACCGAGCCAACGGGACTTCGTCTCGTGATACTGTGCTTTTATGCCGTGTGCGGCGGCTTTCGTTCCGTCACGATATACGCGCCCGCCGCTACCGTCGGGATTCGGAACTGTTTCACTCCAGTAGTGCTGAGCCGTACGATGAGCTTCAGCAGCAGCTTTATTAGCTTCTGCCGTATTACGCGGATTCGATGGATCGTTTAAGACTCCCTCAGCCTTACGTGAAAGTTTAGTCGCTCGTACACTCAACTTGTTACCCTCAGGGTCAAACTTAGCAGCCTTCGTAAAGATCTCGGACTTCGTAATTCCCTGTCCTCCTTCTTTACCTCCACCGCCTCCGCCTGAATACTGATTCCCTCTGAATTCGTGCCCAGGAAGATCTCCCTCTTTCAGACTCGGGCGGTACGACTCAAAGAGCTCGATGACCTTCCCACCGGCACCGGGCGCAGTCACGAAGTCAACGCTCTGAACAGCAACTACTTCCTCGACGACACGTTCTCTCTTCCCATCGACCTCCTTAGTCGCGGTCCTTCCCGCTCCGCGAATGCTTACACCGATATGAGGTGCTAGCTCGTTTATTGCGTCTTTGAAGTCGCCAAACACCTTTGCCTTCGCGTACAGTCCTTCACCGAGAGGACCCTGCTTCATGTACTTGGCGTCCTCAGTAATCTCGCCTGCCAAGTCACGTAGTGAGCGCTCGGGCCTCTGCGATTCCTCTTGTGCCGTCGGATGATCCCAGAACATCTTCGTGCCTTTGGTCACGACCTTCGGGCCATCACGTGAAAGGACCTCGCGAGTGTAGAAGCCACTCGAGCCCTTTCCCGGAGCTATTACTTTCAGCTGGACGGTACCATCCTTCCTGACAGCGTTCTCCACGAGGGGAACGAGATCGGACGTGAATTCGACCTGACGTGAAGACTCCTCCTTCGAAGAAACGTGCATTCTTTGAGCACCACCAATTACTGACACGTGATGAGCCATCGCTCTATAATGCTTCTCGGCTGCATTGAAGTCCTTCATCTGATTCTTGCGCTCGTAGCGCTTCGCATGAAGCTTAGCAGCTGCTTTGTGTGCTAGTAAAGCTGCTTTGTGAGCACGCCTGCTTCCGTACTTTTCAGCACGCGCAGAAGCATCTTTAGCCTGCTTTGCAAGTCGTGCTTCTGAGCGAGTACCACCACCACCCGTACCTGTTCCGCCTGAGTACTGATTCCCGTGGAACTCGTGGCCCGGGACATCTCCCTCTTCTACTTCCTCTGCTGCACGAGCGACCTTCTTCTCGAAAGCTGCCCGTCGCGCAGCACCGCGTTCTGCGCTTCCGTACTTTGCTACGTCGCGAGTTTTCTGTTCGTAGTCTTCTGCTTCTGAGCGATGATAAGCAGAATTCTCTTCGTACTCATCAGTCAGGGAAGCATCTTGCGTAACCTCCTGCGCTCGATCGTACGCGTTGGCGGCTGAACGATGTAAACTCGCGGCAGTCGCAAAGTCTTCTTTAGTCCCAGAACGGTCAGCTTTCTCAGCGTAGTTAGTAGCTTTATTCGAAAGCTTATCAGCCTGACTTGCGACATTACGCGCAAGAGCCTTCTCAGCACCTTGCTTTCCTCCTGCTCCGCCCTTCTCAGAACCTCCTCCGCCTCCTCCTCCCGTATACTGATTCCCGTGGAACTCATGCCCAGGAACATCACCCTCCCTGACCTCTTCGGTCTCGGGCTCTTCCTCCTCGTCCTCGAGCTCTTCCTCTTCAGGATCGATATCTCCTTCAGCTTCCGAGACCGGGGTGTAGATGATCTTGGTCTTCACTTCAACGGGCTCGCCGAACTCGATCTCGTCACCGAGAACAGCGTAGTCAATGTCGAACAAGCGAGTAGGTGCGTTCGCAGAGCTCTGCTCGTAAATGCAGTGGTCGTCGTATAGATCTCGGACCCAGATCCCTTCACCGTACTTCGCCCAGAGAGCATTACGGATTTGCGTTTGGAGCTCGGAGTAGGACTGTTCCTGCTCGGACACTGGCTCGCTTAATTGCTCCAAGCATAGCTGCAAGCTTTCCGTGGAGTCTCGTAGTCTCGTTTCAGCAACGGGACTGATAACTCGTCCGAGCTCGAGCTTGCGTGACTGCTCAACGAGTGCCCTCAAGTCGTCTACTAAGATCCGGATCTTCATGCTGCTACCCTCCGATATACAACGTCACACCGACACCACGGATGCGCTAACGGTCTACTATCGCCACTCGGAAACTCTTCATCGAAGGGAATGTAACCCTCCGCTTCATTCTCCAAGCAGGTCTCGCATGCGTTCTCTTCAGCAATCCAGCCCTTCTCGTATTCGAGACCCGCATCCGTCAACTCCTGGATCACCTCTTCGGAGCCCTCTTCGTAAGCCTCTCCTACTTCAGTTACTGCAATCATCCGTGCCCGCGACCCTTCGAACTCGTCGAACTTCTCTTGAAGCGAATTGACGATATCCAGCCACGAAGCACCTTCATCGCCCAGTGATCCGAGCAACTCACGTACCTGCTCACGAGTCTCTTCACTAATACCCGTAATAAGGTCAGCACTGTGCTTGCCGAGCCACTCAACTGCTCGAGGACTATCCAGATTGAATGAGATCTCTGCTTCCATCTTCACGATCTGCTCTTTGATACCCGCCGCAAGAGCTTTACGGATCGTACTTGTGAGAGGGCTCGCAAATGCTTCCAGCGATTCCGCAAATGCTTCCTCCAGTTCCGCCAAGATCGCGCCATCGTCTCCTGCTACTTCCTTCAAACGTGAAGCTTCCAGCGCTGTCTTATCCGGAAGCTTCAAGTCCTCCATATCCTTGCGACCCTGCAAGATCCATTCGTGCTTCTCTGCATACTTCTCATGCTGACCTGCCACGTATTCGTGGTGCCACTTCGATGCTTCGTCCTTTGCGTATCGAGCCGCAACTCTCCTCAGCTTGGCGGCGCGCCTGTGCTCCGCAGCGGCCTTCTTATGCAAGACATTACGTCCGAACAAACGTGCCTTCTCACTTGCTTGCGATGCGCTAATTGTTACTTCGTTGGCTGCTTGCAAAGCCGTGGTGTACTGATTGCCTCTAAATTCGTGTCCGGGTAAGTCACCTTCCTTAACGAGCTTGAGCTTCGGAACGAACTTCTTATTCGGTATCTTGAGTTCGATCTCCTCGGTTGCCCACACTAATCGATGCTGCTCGGTCATTTCTTCTTCCCTACGACTTCAACGGTAACGACACCTTTCACGATACCGCGAGAGTAGAATTTCGTATTACGCCCGAGGATCAGCTCCTTTAGGTTCTTATCTCCCGTAGCAACCTTAGTTCCCTTCCCAACGAGTACACGAACGATGGAGAAGTTAGTGCGCAATCCCATACCTTTAGCTTTATCGTAACCGCCAGGAGTGAGATGTGCGAAACTCTCTGCCGCCCTTGACGAAAATGCCAAGCTCGTAAAGCCTTTCGACGAGAACGTGGATCCGGGCTCAGAAATTGCTCTTGCAAACATCTTATCGCATCCACGCCAGAGTTCGGCGTTTTCCGAAAGACCGGGACTTATCTCAACCGCCCTATCGAGTGCTTGCGCCATTCCACGATAGTCAAGCTGATTGAAGCCCGACTCGCCCTTTCCGGGAAGCTTTGATAAGTTACCTCCGACTTCTCGAACCATCGGATTCAAAGTCTGCATTCCTCCAATAGCTCCTTGCGACCAATTAACCTGAATGCGTTCTTCCTCCGTGAGTGCCTTCTCCTGAGCACGCTCAAGAGCTCCAAACTCCTTCTGAGCAGCTTGGCGATTGTACGAGATCGTGTTTCCGTCCTCGTCGAGTTTACTGAAGCTCTTGACCGATCCAGAGATTCCCGTCGTCCACTGATTCCCTCTGAATTCGTGCCCAGGGAGATCACCTTCCCGTACTGCTACTTTTCCTAGCTTCTTGAAGAAAGCTTTGCGTAGCACTTGAAAAGCATCCGTCATATCTTGACGCAGCTGCTTTTCAAGTGGCACTAAGGCCCTCTGCTTACGTAAGCTCCTCCAAGCCTCGAGGATAGTGTCGCAAGCTTGGAGCAATGCACTCATTCAGCACCCCGGTGCTTGAAGTACTCAACCTGAGCAAGGCGCTTCTCGGCTTGCTCTCTCGTAGAGTATGGCCCTCCCAACTTCTTCCCATCCTCACTGTACACAAACCACTTCCCAGCTTGCTTACGAATCACTTCCACGAGAGAAGACTTCTTCGCCCTCCGTGATCCCTCTCGAAAAGGGCGGACAGGGAGCTCCGTCTCTCTGAGTACGTCCCTCAAGTTCTCGATTGCAGCGACGAACCTCTCTTCCACGGTGGTACCTTCTTCAGCAGTAGGCTTGCCAGCAGCTTTCGCTGCTGCATCCGCAGTCGCTTGAAGCTGCGGAGGAGTAACTCCCGGTTCGGGTGCAGGTGGCGGCTCAGGAGCTTCGATGGGCTCATCTTCGAGCTCGAGCTTGTCAAGCATCTCGTCAATGTCGTCAACGCCCAATGCTGACAGCAGTAGCTTGGCGAGCGTCCTCACGCCCATCGTGCCGAATGGCTTCTTGCCGTCCAATGTCGCTGCTGAGATGATGCTCTTGATTCGAGCATCAGTGTCGCGTTCGAGCAACGAGGGCCAGTCAACGTCTGCAGGCGAACTGATATCGTCGGCCCACTTCACTACTTGGTCGCCCGTGTACTCATCCGTCACGAGTTCGCCAGGAAGATCGACGATGCCTGCTTCGATAGCGCATTTGAAGACGTAAGACATAACGTCCTGGATCACCTTCGTCCAAAGCTTGCGGCGCATTTCCATCTTGAGCTCGGTCGGACGATCAAGTGTCTTCGCAGTTGCCAAGTTCCCCGTGGATACGTCTCCGGACATCATCGTCTCAGGCAATCCTGCCCCTGCCCCCGCCATTAGCCAAAGGCGGCGGCCTTCCTCTGGCGAAGGAGCCATTCCACTCAGCTTGAATGGCGTCAGGTCGACATCAGGCCCCGCCAGGAACATTGATGGCTTCGATGGCGGAGGGTTCGTCTCTCCCTGTGTCGAACTCAGCGTGGTATTGAACTTCAGCTTTGCGGCTGCAATCTTGGCGATATCCTTGGTCGAGAACTTCCATGCGAACTTAGCAAGGGCACGCTTAACAGTGGCGTAGTCCTCGCAGTCTCGTGCAGCGGCTTTCGCCCAATCGAATGCTGCATAAAGCTCGGGCACTCCGAAGTGCGTATTCGGTAAGCAACCGACCTTCACGTGGTAGACGGGACAAGACCAATCTACCGGTATCTTATTAAACTCGAGCGGCTGCTCCTTCGGATTGTACCCGTATGCGGGGTAGAGCTTCTTGAGCGACTCGCTCTTTACGTTCATCGAGCCAGGCTCGGTCGAGGTCTGTGTCCACACCCTGTAGTAGTACCACGGTTCGTTCACGTCTTCCGGATTGCAGATGATCTCCTGCACCTGGTCAGTAGGTATGACTCTCACGATGACCCTGCCTGTGAGTGGTAAGGTTGCCAGTGCTAGAAAGAGGTTCCCGTCCATCTGTAATTCGACTTCACGATCCCTCAGTGCCAGTGGTGTCGTGAACGTTGCTGCGTTCTTCGGGTCCTTCA